GCGAAACTGTTAACTTGGCCACAATATCGAGCGATGCTAGATACGGCGTCTTATCAAAATCAGGGGCAGATGCTAAGAAAATGTTTACAGACAAAATTGTCCCAATCTCGGTCAACTATCCGTTCTTCTTCAAGCCTATACAAGATGGAATGGATCGACCAAAAACAGAACTTGCTTACAGAGTTCCGGCTTCAAGATTCACTAGAAAAAAACTCGATAGTAATGAACAGATTGAGGAAATCGTTGGCCTGGATACAACTATTGACTGGAAAAACACAGGGGACAACTCTTATGACGGAGAAAAGCTTGCACTACTTGTACATGATGAAGCAGGTAAATGGGAAAAGCCAGAAAATATATTAAACAACTGGCGTGTTACAAAGACAACATTAAGATTAGGTAGTAGAATTATAGGTAAGTGTATGATGGGATCAACATCAAATGCTTTAGATAAAGGAGGTAGAAATTACAAAAAATTATACGATGATTCAAACGTTAGTAAAAGAAACCGCAATGGACAGACTCGCTCAGGATTATATAGCTTGTTTATACCTATGGAATGGAACTACGAAGGATACCTTGATTCTTATGGATACCCTGTCTTTGAAACTCCAAAATCCAAAACTTATGGCGTTGATGGCCAAAAGATTGAAATCGGGGTCATTGAACACTGGGACAATGAAGTAGATGGCCTTAAGGAAGATCCTGATGGACTTAATGAATTATATAGACAGTTTCCGCGTACAGAGAAACATGCATTCAGAGATGAAACAAAACAATCTTTATTTAATCTAACTAAAATTTACGAACAGATAGATTATAATGAAGATTTAAAACATTCAGGTGTTGTTACTCAAGGTAGTTTTCAGTGGCAAGATGGTGTTAAAGATACTAAAGTATTATTTGTTCCTAGTAAACAAGGTAGATTTCTTGTGTCTTGGGTGCCAAGCTTAGGTCAACAAAACAGGTATATACTTAAACACGGAATCAAGCATCCAGCTAATGAACACATGGGAGCATTTGGTTGTGATAGTTATGATATATCAGGAACCGTTGATGGAAGAGGTTCTAAAGGATCACTTCATGGTTTAACTAAATTTACAATGGACGATTGTCCACCAAACTTATTTTTTTTAGAATATATCTCAAGACCATCAACTGCAGAGATCTTTTTTGAAGATGTGTTAATGGCTTGCATTTTTTATGGTATGCCAATATTAGCAGAAAATAATAAACCCAGGCTTTTATATTATTTTAAAAGAAGAGGTTATAGAGGTTACTCTATGAATCGACCTGATAAAACATTACATAAATTATCTGTAACTGAAAAAGAAATAGGTGGTATACCTAATTCAAGTGAAGATGTAAAACAAGCTCATGCTGCTGCAATAGAATCTTATATAGATATGTTTGTAGGTTACAACAATGAGCAATATGGAACTATGTATTTCCAAAAAACATTAGAAGATTGGGCAGCTTTTAATATTAATGACAGAACAAAGCATGATGCCTCGATTAGTTCGGGATTAGCAATTATGGCTTGTAATAAAAATAAATATAGACCAGTTGCTGAGGTTATTAAAGAGCCATTAAACTTAAATTTTTCTCGATATGACAATCAAGGTAATGAATCAAAAATAATAATAGATGATTAATACTACTACTAATAGTGCATTTCCAAGTCAGGTAGTACCTGAGGCGGAAAAGAAAACTTTAGAATATGGTCTTGCAGTTGGGCAAGCTATTGAATATGAATGGTTTAGAGGAGGAAGAATAAATAGTAGCAAATGGAATCAAGGATATTCTAATTTTAATAAATTAAGATTATACGCACGTGGAGAACAATCTGTGCAAAAATATAAAGATGAATTATCTATTAATGGTGATTTGTCTTATTTAAATTTAGACTGGAAGCCGGTACCTATTATACCTAAATTTGTAGATATAGTGACAAATGGTATAGCTGAAAAAAAATACAAAATAAACGCTTACGCACAAGATCCTTTTTCTAGGCAAAAAAGAACTAGTTACGCTCAAGGAATTAAAGATGATATGCTTTTAAAACAGCAAGATGCTAATTTACAACAAAGCATGGGTGTTAGTATATTAAAAACTAATAAACCAGAAGAGCTACCAGAAAGCACAGAAGAACTAGCAGTTCACATGCAGTTAAATTACAAGCAATCTATAGAAATTGCTGAAGAAGAAGCTTTAAGCAGCGTACTTGCTTTTAATAAATTCCATTTAACTAATAAAAGAATTACAGAGGACATTGTTACTATTGGTATTGGAGCTGTTAAAACTGAATTCAATAAAGCAGAGGGCGTAGTAGTAAGCTATGTTGATCCCGCTAATATGGTTTATTCTTATAGTAATGATCCAAACTTTGAAGATATATGGTATGTAGGTGAAATAAAATCTTTAACTTTACCTGAAATTAAAAAACAATTTCCTTTTCTTACTGATGAAGATTTAGAAATAATGGTAAAATACCCAGGAAGACAAGGGTATATAGATAATCCTAATTACGACAATGATCTAGTACAGTTATTGTATTTTGAATACAAAACTTATGTTGATCAAGTATTTAAAATAAAAAAGACTGATCAAGGTTTAGAAAAAACACTTCAAAAAGAAGATTTCTTTAATCCTCCTCCAAGTGATAATTTTGATAGAGTTTCAAGAAGTATAGAAGTTTTATATAGTGGTGTTAAGGTTATGGGTGTTCCACAAATGCTACAATGGGAAATGTGTGAAAACATGACTAGACCTGAAGCCGATATAACTAAAGTTAATATGAACTACGTTATATGTGCCCCTCATTTATATCAAGGGCGTATTAATTCTCTAGTAGGTCGTATCACTAGTTTTGCTGACATGATTCAATTAACATCGTTAAAGTTACAACAAGTAATTCAAAGAATGGTTCCAGATGGAGTGTTTGTTGATGTTGATGGTTTAGCTGAAGTTGATCTAGGTAATGGAACTAACTACAACCCACAGGAAGCTTTAAACATGTACTTCCAAACAGGTAGTATAGTTGGTAGAAGTTTAACTCAAGATGGTGATCCTAATAGAGGTAAAATACCTATTCAAGAATTAACAGCATCAAGTGGTGGTGCAAAAATACAATCACTAATAACTACTTATCAATATTATTTACAAATGATAAGAGATGTAACTGGTCTTAATGAAGCTAGAGATGGAAGTTTACCTAATAAAGATGCTTTAGTAGGTTTACAAAAAATGGCGGCTAACGCTTCTAATATAGCTACAAAACATATTTTAGATGCAACTTTATATTTAACATTAAGAACTTGCGAGAACATTTCATTAAGAATTGCAGATATGTTAGAGTTTCCTTTAACTAAAGAATCTTTAATTAATAATTTAAACGTTTTTAATGTTAGTTCATTAGAAGAAGTTAAAGATTTAAATTTATTTGAATTTGGATTATTCTTAGAATTAGAACCTGAAGAAGAAGAGAAAGCTATGCTAGAGCAAAATATTCAAATGGCTCTTCAACAAAATCAAATATTTTTAGAAGATGCTATTGATATTAGAGAAATCCGAAATATTGCTTTAGCAAATCAAGTATTAAAATACAAAAGAATTAAAAAAGAAAAACAAGATCAGGTTAAGCAAAAAGCTATAATTCAAAAACAAGCTGAAGAAAATGCTAAAACTGCTGAAAAAGTAGCTATGGCTGAAGTTCAAAAACAACAAGCTATAGCAGAACAAAAAATAAAAATAGAACAAGCTAAGTCTCAATTTGAAATACAAAGAATGCAAAGTGAATCTCAAATTAAAAGACAATTGATGCAAGAAGAGTTTAATTTTAACATGCAACTTGCTCAAATGAATACAAAACAGAGTCAAGAAAAAGAAAAATCAATAGAAGATCGTAAAGATAAAAGAACTAAGATACAAGCCTCTCAACAATCACAGATGATTAATCAAAGACAAAATGACACTTTGCCTACAGATTTTGAATCCGCTGGGAATGATAATTTAGGAGGTTTTGGTTTAGAGCAATTTGAACCGCAATAAACAATTTTATTAATTTATATTATATTATATTATGTCAGAACAAGTAAAGCAAGAAGGTGACTTTAAAATTAAAGCTAAAGTTTTAAAGCCAAAACAATTAACAAAAAGCGATAAACCTATAAAAATAGATTTATCAAAACCTAAAACAGAAGCAGATGCCATTCCAGTCGGAGAAACAAAGAAAGTGGTTGTGGGCGAACAAACCGGAGATAGCGCTAAAGTGGACGAACAAGTACCAGAGCCCAGCCCAGTTTCTGAAGTTATTGAAGAAGTAAAACCTATAGAAGATGTTGTAGAAGAAGAAATACAAGAAATAGGTGAAAAACTTGATGAAAAACTTATTGCTCCTACTCCAGAAGAAGTAAGAGAAATATCAAAACTACCTGAAAACATTGAAAAAGTCGTAGACTTTATGAAAGAAACAGGTGGTACGTTAGAAGATTATGTTAGATTAAACGCTGACTATTCTAATGTAGACAATGATACTCTATTAAGAGAGTATTACAAACAAGCTAAATCCCATTTGGATTCAGAAGAAATTAACTTTATGATTGAAGATAATTTTTCTTATGATGAAGAAGTGGATGAAGAACGTGAGGTTCGTAAAAAGAAACTTGCGTATAAAGAAGAGGTTGCTAAAGCTAAAGGTCATTTAGAAGGTTTAAAAAGTCAATACTACGAGGAAATCAAGTTGAGACCTGGTACGACACAAGACCAACAAAAGGCTATGGATTTTTTCAACCGCTACAACGAGGAGCAAAATACAGCTCAACAACAGCATAACGATTTTAAATCTAATACTGATAAGTATTTTTCCGAAGAATTCAAAGGTTTTGATTTCACTATTGGAGAAAAAAAATTCAGATATGGGGTTAAAAATCCTAGTGAAGTTGGAACTAAACAATCAAATATTACAAATACAGTTAA